AAAAGGTTGCCACCTCGCAAGTTGCGGCGGATTTTGACGCTTCTCAGGGGTGGGAAGTATTCGACCCTATTGCGCCGCCGCCCCCGCCGGAAAATAATCTCGCCACCAAGCGCAAGCGTAAGGAGTAACCATGGCTACCGCTGCCGACCAGATCAACGGTGCGTTGCGACTGATCGGGGTGTTGGCTGAAGGCGAAGTGCCGTCGGCTGCGACCTCGCAAGACGCCCTGCTTGCGCTCAACCAGATGCTGGACTCGTGGAATACGGAACGACTGTCCGTGTTCTCCACCATTGACCAAGTGTTCACATGGCCGTCCAGCACCATCAGCCGTACCCTCGGCCCCTCTGGCGACTTTGTAGGCGTCCGTCCCGTAGAGATTGACGACGCCACCTATTTCCGCGATGCCTCGACCAACGTGTCGTTTGGCATCAAAATGATCAACCAAGAGCAGTACGACAACATCGCCGTCAAAACGGTGACTTCGACGTACCCGCAGATTCTCTGGTACAACGCTTCGTACCCCAACATCGAAATCTACCTCTACCCCGTACCGACTCGGGCGCTGGAGTTCCATTTCATTTCGGTTGATGAACTGACGCAGCCCGCGACCCTTGGGACCGACATGGCGTTCCCGCCGGGTTACCTGCGGGCGTTCCGGTACAACCTCGCCTGTGAACTTGCCCCGGAGTTTGGCGTAGAACCTTCCCCGCAGGTGCGCCGCATTGCGATGTACAGCAAGCGCAACCTCAAGAGCATCAACAACCCGAACGATGTGATGTCAATGCCAGCGGCGCTGATCGTCAATCGTCCGCGCTTCAATATCTACTCTGGGAACTTCTAGTGAAGTCTCCCGTCTTAGGCTCCTCCTACGTCGTCCGGTCGGTCAACGCTGCCGACAACCGGATGGTGAACCTTTTTCCAGAAATCATCCCGGAAGGCGGCAAGGAACCTGCGTACCTTCAGCGGTGTCCCGGCCTTGTCCTAAAAGCGACTATCGGCACCGGGCCTATCCGTGGCGTTTACAGCCTTGGGAGTTACCTTTACGTCGTTTCTGGAAACGAGTTTTATCGCGTCACGACGAGCTATGTCGCCACGTATGTAGGCGTAGTGTCAGGCAGCGGTTCCGTCTCCATGGCCGACAACGGCACACAGATTTTCATTGCGGCAAACCCTGATGGATACATCTACAATGTATCTACACAGGCGTTCGCACAGATTACCGACGAGGACTTTCCCGGTGCGGTAACGGTTGGATACTTGGATGGCTATTTCGTTTTTAACGAACCCGACAGTCAGCGAGTTTGGGTCACCTCGCTGCTTGATGGCACATCCATTGACCCGCTTGACTTTGCTTCTGCGGAAGGCTCCCCCGATGGGTTGGTATCGCTCATCATCGACCACCGCGAGGCGTGGCTGTTCGGCACCAACTCCGTAGAGGTCTGGTACAACTCCGGTGAAGCGGACTTTCCGCTGTCGCGCATCCAAGGCGCGTATAACGAAGTCGGCTGTATCGCCCCCTACTCCGTCGCCAAGATGGATAACCGCGTGTTCTGGCTCGGCGCAGACGCTCGGGGACAGGGCATCGTGTACACGGCGCAGGGCTACCAGGCGGTGCGTATTTCCACTCACGCCGTTGAGTACGCTATTCAGCAATACGGGAACCTTTCGGACGCTACGGCCTACACCTATCAGCAGGACGGCCATGTGTTCTACGTCCTGAACTTCACCGACGCTGACACGACTTGGGTGTACGACGCGGCTACGGAATCGTGGCACGAACGAGCGGCATACGACAACGGCGACTTTGTGCGCCACCGTGCAAACAATCAAGCGCGGTTCAACGGCAAGCCGACGCTCGGAGACTACGAGAACGGCAAACTGTACGAGTTCAACCTTGACACCTACAGCGACGCCGGGGATACGCAGAAGTGGCTGCGCTCATGGAGAGCCTTGCCGACGGGGGCGAACAACCTCAAGCGTAGCGCCCACCACTCGCTTCAGATTGACTGCGAGAGCGGCGTAGGACTTCCCGGCAACGACGCCTTTGACACCGTATACCTGCTTACCGAAGATGGATTTTACATCCGCACAGAGCAGTCCGTGGGCGGGGTTGAGGTCGTTCCCGGCCCGCCGTGGACGGTAACCTCCAGCGGGGCAACGGACTACACCGTCACAAACCCCGTTGTATCCAGTATCGGAACGGGCTACATCGTCACCGACCCTGCGTACAGCTCAACCGGGATTGGCTACCTCATCGGGCTTTTGAACGACGAAGGCTATGACCTCATTCTGGATCAGGTCGCCACCGTGGGGGCTAACCCGCAGATGATCCTGCGGTGGTCGGACGACGGCGGGCATACGTGGAGCGGAGAGCGTCAGGCGTCCATGGGACGTTCCGGTTCGTATGCAACCCGCGTTATTTACCGACGTTTGGGCATGACGATGAAACTGCGCGACCGCGTATACGAAATCAGCGGGACTGACCCGGTGAAGGTCGCCATCATGGGCGCGGAACTTGAAGTTACGGGGACGGCAGCGTGAGCAACATCACGAACATCCCCGCCCCTCGCGTCCCCTTTGTGGACGAGCGCACCGGCTTGGTGTCGCGGGAGTGGTTTCGTTACCTCAACAACCAGTTCGCTTTGACCGGCGGCGGTACAACTTCTACCAGCATTGCCGACCTTGAACTTACCCCGTCCTTGGCCTCCACGGTCGAGGACTCTATCCCCGTACTTCAGTCGCAGATAGACGCGCTCCTTGAGGCCCCTGCGCGGTACGAGCCGAACCCCGTCAACTACGGGCAGTTCTTTGACTCAACGACGCAGACGGCTGCGGCGACCAACACCGCGTACCCGATTACCTTCAACTTGTCCTCTAGCGCCTATGGCGTTTATGTAGACCCGGCTAACACCTCGCATATCAAGGTAACGCGCCCTGCGATCTACAATATGCAGTTCTCCATCCAGCTCGACAAAACATCGGGCGGCACCGGGTTGTTTTGGGTATGGGGGCGAATCAACGGCAACAACATCGCCAACTCCGCTTCGCAAGTACGCATCCAGAACAACAACGGCGAAATATTCGTCGCTGCCAATCTGTTCGTGTCCATGTCAGACGGCGACTACTTTGAGTTGATGTGGGCCGTTGACGATACCTCCGTGCGGTTGCAAGCGACGGCAGCGGCAGGGGTTGTCCCGGCCATTCCGTCAGTCATTCTCACCATGACGCAGGTTTACATATGACCGTTTACCTTTCAGGCTTTGCAGGGGCGGGTACGCAATTTTTCACAAACGACGGCGTTATCCTGTCGGGCGGGAAGATTTACACCTACACCGCAGGAACCTCTACCCCCACGGCGACGTATACGTCGGACACGGGAGTGGCCGTCAACAGCAATCCCATCGTCTTGGATTCTTCTGGCCGACTGCCGGAGGATATGTGGCTGGCCGAAGGGGTGAAGTATCGGTTCGTCCTGACCGACTCCACCAATGTGCAGATTCGCACCTATGACGACATTCCTGGCATCAACGACCTGTCAGTCTCTACGATGCCGTGGGCCAATGTCAGCGGCAAGCCGACCACCCTTGCGGGGTATGGCATTACGGATGGCGTAACTACTGCGGTTGCGGCAGCGACTTATGCCCCTCTGGCCTCTCCGACGTTCACCGGCACCCCTGCTATCCCCGATAACGCCCCAACAAGTTCCAATTGGGCAGTAGGGTATCGAGACGCCCCGCAAAACGAGCAAACGGCCAACTACCAACTTATTCTGGCCGACCGTGGCAAGTCCGTCGTGATGAACGGCTCTAGCCTGACCCTGACCGTCCCGGCTAGCGGCACGGTTGCGTTCCCGGTGGGTACGGTAATTATCATCATCAATCTCAACGCAACGGCGCTGTCCATCGCCATCACGACCGATACGATGACCCTCGCTAACTCCACGACGACCGGCACCCGTACCCTTGCCCGCAACGGCATGGCGACCCTCGTCAAGATCGCCTCAACGTCGTGGCTCATCAGCGGGGCGGGCTTGACATGAGTGGCGCTACGCTTGCTGCTGCTATCGCAGGGACGACCGGCGGGGCGGGAGCGGGCGTCTACGACTTCTCCGAAGGCGCAGGGACTATCTCCATCCCGACAGGCTTTACCTCGCTCTCCATCGAAGTGTGGGGCGCGTGTGGCGGCGGCGGGTGGGGGACGGAAATTGACATTGGCGGCTTTGAAACCCAAGCGGCACCCGGCGGCGGTGGTGGTGGAGGCGGGTATGGCCGCAGCGTCGTAGCCATCTCTGGCGGCGACGTTGGCAAAACCATTTCTTACGGCGTCGGCACCCCCGGAGAAGGCGGCACGGCAGGAAGCCCTGTAGCCACTAGCGGCGGCATCTCGTCAGCCTCGGCTGGCACCTTCACAATCGACGAAATCGTCTGTACGGGCGGCTTTGGCGGTTTTGGAGGGCTTGGCGTCAATGGCGGCAAGCAAGGCGCGGGCGGCACGGCTACGGGCGGCAATACCACCAACACAAACGGCAACGGCGGGGCCAATTACACCCAAAACGGAGCGATTGGCATTGCAGGTGTCAACAGTTTGACAGGCGGCAATGGTGGCGACGGTGGCGACCCCGATGCAGGGGGTAGAGACGGCCAGCCGGGTGCCAAGGGCCGCGTCCGATTCGTATTCAGTTGAGGTCACTATGGCAGTTCAAGTCAAAGTCCTGATTCCGGCCAAGATCGCAGAGGCCGCGCAGACGACGCAGTACACGGCGACGAACGTATCGACCATTATCGACAAGTTCACCGCCACGAACTACGACACTTCTGCGCGCACTATCTCGATCAATCTGGTGACATCGCTGGATACTGCCGGAAACAACAATCTGGTTATAAAAAGCAAGACCCTGCTGCCGTCGGAGACGTATACGTTCCCCGAACTCGTAGGGCATATCCTGGCCCCCGGCGGGTATATCTCCACCCTTGCCTCGACCGGCACGGCTATCAACATCCGGGCGTCGGGCCGGGAGGTATCGTGACGCCGGAAGAATCCTTGCTGCGGAACTTTGAGGCGCTAGACCTGCCTCGGGACGCAACCGCGTGGCTGCTTGACCTGTGGGCGCTGACGCAGTTTTTTGACGATGTGGTGGACGGGGATTTGATCCGGCCACAGACCGCCCATGAAGCCATCTGGAAAGCCTTGATGACCTTCCCGACCAACCCGTTTTTTGTAGCAAACGTGACTGCTTTGCAACCGGCCATCGCAACGGCCATTTTGAAGTGGGAAGCCTCCCATACTGCCGAAATGACCGGCAGGGCTGACGAACGGTCGTTTGCATGGCGGGCGTCGTATTACGACATTGTTTTACTGGTAGTCCTGTTGTGCCAAGGCTACGAGTCTGCTATGGCGAAAGCCCCCACCGTAATGGCACTATACGGCGAGAAATTCTCGGATTACCGAGCGGAGTTTCCCAATGCCTGATCCAGTCACAGGAACCATTGTCGGAGGTTCATCCGTCCTCGGCGGTGCTATATCAAGCCGCGCCTCTAGCAAGGCGGCTCGCGCACAGCAACAAGCCGCAGCGGCGCAGCAGCAGCTCGAAAAGGAGATGTTTGACCGGCAGGTCGAATTGCAGGAGCCTTTCCGGCAGTTGGGCTTGCAGAACCTCAACCGTCTCGCAGGGCTGTACGGCGAAGGCGGGGCATACGCCAACGCTCCCGGCATGGGGGAAGTCCAGATGGACCCCGGCTACGGGTTTCGGTTTGGCGAGGGCATGAAAGCCCTTGAACGCTCTGCCGCCGCCCGTGGTGGGCTGCTCTCCGGCTCCATGCTCAAAGGCGCACAGCGGTACGGGCAGGAAATGGGTTCGCAAGAATTCCAGAACGCCTATGCCCGCGCAATGGATCAGCGGGCCAGAGTGACGAACGCTCTTGGCGGTCTCGGCGGCATCGGCCCCACGGCTGCAAGCACTATCGGCGGGGCTGCGCAGAACTACGCACAGGGCGCAGGACAAGCGATTCAGATGGGCGGTCAAGCTCGTGCGTCGGGCTACATCGGACGCGCTAATGCGCTTAATCAGGCGTTGAGCGGCATGGTCGGCGCTTTCGGGCAATCGCAGAATGGGTTGTCTAGGCAGTCGCTAGATCAGATTCTTCCTGGCGTTACCGTGACTGGCCGACGGTATTGAGGTGAATTATGGCACTTGTCGGTGACACCCAACTTCGACCAGTCAACTTCTTGGAAAGTTATGCTCGCGGCCTTGAGTTAGGCGCGGCGCGGCAAGGACTGGAGCAGGAGCAGCTTCAGCGCATCAAAGCGGCAGAGCAAGAGCGCACCTTGAACGAACTATACGCGCAGTCTATGGGCGCGGGCGGCCAGGTTGATCCTAACGCACTAATGCGCGGCATGGCACAAAGAGGGCTTGGCGCTCAAATCCCTGCATTTCAATCGCAACAGGCTAAAATCGCACAGGAACTGGCACAAGCCCGCGAAGCCGAAGCAAAAGTTCGTCCTGCCGAGTGGAAGCAGTTTCGTGAAGAATTGGCGGCATTGCCTGCTGGCGATCAGGCGCGGTATCAAGCATGGGCTAACCGAGTATTGAGCCGTGCGCCGTGGGCAATAGATTTCCTTGCCCCCGTGTTTAATGACCAAACCAAGCGTCAAATGCTAACGACTGCCGATGCCGCTTTGCCGAAGGGCGAAGTGCGCGATATCGGGGGCGGCGTGGCGACGATTGATCCGTTTACCGGAAACCAGATTGGCGCAACGATTGCCAATGTTCCCGATCCTGAAGCCGTGGTTCAAAGCAAAGAGCGCGTTGCTCGTGCTGGAGCGCCTACAACCGTTATCGGCGGGGCTGGGGCATTTGGAAAAGCAATTGCTACTGGCGGCGGCGAAGAAATTGTAAGAAGCAGAGAACAAGCATCTTCTGCATTGGCAAGCATCAACAACATTCAGTCCTTGCTGCCGCTCGTTTCTAGCCCTGAATTCATTTCTGGAACGCTGGGCGATGCTCGTCTTGCTGTTGCCAAGGTGCTTAACCTTCCGGGCGCCACGGAAACGCAAACGTATTTCAGCGGAATTGGCCGGGACGTTGCTGAAATCATCAAAGCGTTCGGCGCCGGAACCGGCTTGTCGGATGCTGACCGTGAGTTTGCAAAAGGAATTGCTGGCGGCGACATCAAGCTAACCGCGCCTGCAATCAGAAAGATTTTGTGGTTGAACGCAAATTACAACAATCAGCGGATAAATCGGTATAACCAGCGTGTTGCTGAAATCGCCGCTAACCCGCTTACGGATGAGGCAACAAAGCAGCAATTAGCCGTTTTGCACGGCCCCATCGAAATGGCAAATGTTGGGCCGCGTCCAGTAATGAGCAAGGACGAGGCCAGGTTGCTTCCTCCGGGTACGGAATTCGTAATGCCCGACGGCGCGGTGTATCGCGTTCCGCAGAAAAAGAAGTAGGTTTCTGCCATGGCTAAAAACAACTCGATGTCCGAGTTTGAACTGGTCAGCGCGCCGCCTAGTCAAGTAAATGAAATTCCTAAAGGCCGCAAAAAAGACGGCCAAATGGCAGAGTTTGAGGTGGTATCGGCTGCGCCTGTTTCTGCGCCCATTCCGTCTCGATCTTGGCTGCAAACTGTCGGGGAGTCTGTCGTTGCTGCGCCCGAAAGCGCACAGCGATTTGCGCGGGGAACGGTTGAGTCCTACATGAACCCCGTAGAAACCTTGACAGGGTTGGGCGAGGTATTTACCGGGCTATATGCCCGATTCATTCCTAAAGAATGGATGGCGCGACCGGACAAAGCGCAGGAGTTTATTGAAAAAGCCAACAACGCAGGTGGCTATTTCCGTGACCGGTACGGGAGCGTTGAGGCGCTGAAAAACACAATCGCAACTGATCCCATAGGGTTCGCGGCAGACGTATCCACGGTGACCGGCGTGGGTGCTATGGCGCTGCCTGGCCGTGTCGGGCAGGTTGCTAGCACGGTTTCCCGCGTTACCGACCCATTGCGGTTTAGCGGCGTGTTGCCCGTTGCCCAAAAGGGCGGCGAAATGCTGATGCGGGCAGGCGGCACCGCTTTGCGTGGCGCTAAAGCCAACGTGTTGCTAGAGGCAACAGAAGGGCGAGCGCCGGAGGTCGTTAACGCGCTTCGCTCTCAAACGCAGATCGTTCCGGGGTCAATGCCCACGGCAGGCGAGGCGGCGGCGGCGCTTGGAATGCCCGCGACTGTTGGTGGGCCTCCGCGTCAAGGCGTAACTCGATTCGCAGCATTGCAGCGCAGCGCGGAAGAAGTGTTGCCGTCAGAGTATTTGATGAGGGAGCAGGGGCAGCAGGCTGCTCGCGTCAACGCTTTGCAGCAGATTGGCGGGACAGACGCCGCAAATCAAGCCACGCTGCAAAACCTTAAAAACTACAGGTCAACAGAAGCCAAGATTTTGTACGGGCAGGCCGGAAACAAAACCGTTCCGTCAGACTCTACGCTGGCAAGTCTGCTGGAGCGCCCGTCAATGCAAAAAGCATTTGATCGCGCTCGGGTGTTAGCCGCAGAAGAAGGGGCAACGTTTAGCGCCACTCCGGGGCTTGGCCCGCAACAGTACAGGGTTGGCGACCTGCATTACGTCAAGCTGGCAATGGATGAACTTACAAGCAATCCCGCCGCGTTTGGCATTGGCGCGGTTGAAGCCTCTAAGATCGGCAACACAAAAAGTCAATTTTTGAATTGGCTTGAGAGCAAGTCGCCCGAGTACAGGACTGCGCGTGAAACATATGCCGCCCGCAGCAAGCCTATTAATCAGATGGAAATTGGCGAGTTTCTGGAAAAGAAACTTAGGGGCGCGAAAGGCGAGGAGCGTCCGGGCGTGTTTGCCACGGCGGTACGCGAAGCTCCGCAGACCATCAAAAAGGCAACCGGCCAGCCACGCTACGAAAAACTGCGTGAAATACTGGAGCCGGGGCAGGTCAAGATTGTTGATGACATACAGAAAGACTTGCAGCGGCAACTGGCTTTCCAAGAGCAAGCCGCCGCAGCGCGCAAGGCTGGCCCGCAGGCCACGCAGGCGGGAAGCAATGTGCTTGTGGAAGCCGCTGGTGGTGTAGCCGCGCCAAATTACCTGAACTCTGTCATCACTACAGCTAATGCGCTGTTGCGCCGATTGGCTGGAAAGATTGACCGCAAGGTCGCGCTTGAAATCGCCACCGATATGCTGTCGCCCGAGCAAACTGCCATCGCCTTGGAACAGGCTATGCGTCGGTCGGAGCGGGTCAGTAGCGCAGGCGCTGCAATTCGCGAAGTAGGCAGAGGTGTAGCCCGCACGGCTACCCCCGCGTCAGCAACCGCAAACGCACTTGTTGAATCTGAAAATCGTAACGCATTGAGGCCACAACCATGATGAAAGGCGCTTTGAAATCTAAGACCGTGTGGTTCAACGTCCTGCTTGCCGTTCTCGGCGGTCTGGAACTGATGGGCGCACATCTGACGACGTTGTGGGGGCCGCAGGTCGCCGCTGCCATCATGCTGTCAGGGGCTGTCGCCAATCTTGCGTTGCGGGCTGTCACCACGGAGTCTCTGCGGGAGAAGGCAAGTGGATAACTGGCAGGTACTGTTCAACGTCGCAATCGGGCTGGCCGGTGTGTTTGGTGGATGGATTCTGAAAAGCATCTCCCGTTCCATTGAACGGCTGGATGACGACGTTCGCAAGATGCCCCTGACGTATGTCACGCAATCGACTTACCAGCGTGATATAGACGAAGTGAAGCAGATGCTAGGCAAGATCTTCGACAAGTTGGACGGCAAGCAGGACAAGGCGTGATTCCGGCGTTGCGATGGCTACCCACGGCGGTTCTGTGTGCTGGACTCGCCCTCGGTGTAGCCTATGGGATACACTTTCTGCGGGAGCAAGGCCGAAATGAACTTCGCCCAAAAGTCGCGGAACTTGAAAGCCTCTTGGCGGCAGAAAAGAATGCTCGTCAACGTGCGGAAAATGCTGCGAATGCGTACTTCTCCGAGTTGGGTCATATTGCTCGTCGCCCTGTTCCTCGTACTCCTGTCCGGTTGTGCGTCACCCCAAGTGTGCCGGATAACCCCGCCGTCGGTGCTGATGGTGCCGCCCCCTCCACCGGGGTCAACGGTAGCCAAGATGGAGCAAATCTTGACGCAGGGCCAGACATCGGCCCCGAACTCTACGGCCTCGCCCAGTCCTGCGACGCCGAAATAGCCAAACTCCGCGCACTCCAAGGGTGGATCAATGACGTTCGATGAAGCGTTTGACCTGCTGCTCAAGCACGAAGGTGGTTTTAGCAACCACTCGGCTGATCCTGGCGGGGCTACCCGGTACGGCGTCACCGAGGCCGTAGCGCGGCAGGAAGGCTATACGGGCGACATGAAGGACTACCCGCTAGCCGAGGCCAAGAAGGTCTACAAACGGCTGTATTGGGATTCCATGCGGTTGGATGAGGCGCGTCCTGAAGTACGGTTTGACCTGTTTGACGCCGGGGTGAACTCCGGTGTTGCGACGGCTACCCGGTGGGCGCAGCGGATTCTGTTCGTGC